GTAAAATCAGATTAGATCTGATCTAAATAATAATGTCAGACTAGTAGTCGACATTAATATGTTGATCATCTAGTTTTGTAAGCCCTGACACGGCTGTTAATGAAGAATCGATAGGTGTATAAAACGCTACGTTATCATCCACTGCAAAATGCCACTCTTTGGTGGCTAATTCATGCAGAATTAAATCTTGTTTTGCGGTTATTTGAAAAACACTACAAAATTGTTCAAATTTTGCTGGTTCATAAATAGCAAGCTCCCGCAGAGCTTGTCCAAGGACGTTTTCCTTCCAATCAGCAGATGTGGAATCGGAAAATGCTAACATTTTCCCAATTGAATCATATTCTAATTGTCCAAATAATCGTCCATATTTGGTATTGTAAATTGGTGTTCTCTTTAAAAACAAAACAGAGGTAACTGGTTTAAACTCTATTTTATCCTCATATTTGTGAGCTGGTGTAATGCCCATTTGTATGAATGATGAGAATAATTGGATATTGTCATGAGTATAAATGTGACGCCACAATTTACTAATGTATTTCAAATTATCATCACCATAATTAATCAAAGCTACAACATCAAAGAAATTAACAGTGAGTAGACCTTTAGATACAAAATCACCAGTGGTAGGAGGTTTACCATGTTCTGTGGTGTATTTATTAAAATAAAATTGCATCACTTCTAAAATTGCTTCACAAACACAATTAATCCAAGCTGTACCAAAGACTCCACTTGGCAAACGTTTGTCCATCAAGAAAACATCATTACCAAATATCACCACATACTGTTGTAATGATTGCAATACCAGCTTAATTCTCTTCAGTTCCATTATGTTTTTTGGATCTGCATAAAAGGGAGTTCGTTGAACAAGGGTCCATAATACATAAACTCCATAGGCCAGAACAAGTAATTTCTTATCATATTTTTCATAATCAGAATCCAACCATCCAATCTCGGCAAGAAATTTTCCAATATTAAAATCTTCAAATCCCTCAATCTTCTGATACATACTCTGCAATCGTTCATGAAATTCTTTACCACATGCATTCATTCCTA